CATTGTAAGGTGGAGGTGGATGACATTATGGCGCATTTGCGTAGTGCTCATCCTAAACCGCCGACTGTATGCAACAAATGTGGCAAAACTGTCCCTGACATAACCGCCCATTTGAAGGCGGATCACCCACCCGCACGCGGAGGTGGGGCCAACAAGGCTGCTGACCTTGTTGCTGCCGCAGTAAAAGATCTCGATGCACAGATAGCAGGTGCTCGTGACGCTGCGAAGGAGCTAGAAGCAGAACGGCGAGAAATCGCAGCTGAAGCTCAAATTCCAGCGCCTCCAAAGGAAGTCTCCGCTTCTGAGGTGCTGAAGATCTTGAGGGAAAACCGAGACCTCAAGGTGTTTATGGAAGGGCAGGGACCCACAGGCGGCTTGGAGCTACCGCCCTCCCCCCCTTCCAAATTCGGGATTGTCCCATCTTGGGTTTCCCGTTCTAACGCCCCTAAACGACTCGTCATTGCTCCGATGGGTCGGGGGTCTGTTTTGTTATCGTTCTTCGCCTATATCTGGTTTGCTTCGGCACTCCTGATAGGGTTGTGGGCCGTCTTTACCTTCAAAGCTTCGCCAGTGTGTTACGTCACATCAGTGAAGTCTTGTGTAACTGACAAGTTCTACGACCATAGATGGCAGTTTACAGTACCAGGTGTGGCCCGAGCTCGGGACACATTTGGAGCCACAGGCGAAGCACCCTATTCGTGTTTGAATGGTGAGTTCACTAGATTCACTCTGCACAGCAATCTACGCCATCTCTCAGTCGAGAATGGTAGACATTATGACCGCAATCACCCAACTGGTGAGGAAGGTTGGTGTACAATACATGTTTCCAACCTACCTACTTGCACTGATGTCTACGAATCTGTTGAGAGATGCGAAGCCGCTGGGCCCTTGAGGATCTTTGGACAATACCTCTGGCACCACCTGAAAGTCATTCGTTCCTTTTGGGGCGCTTCAGTGGTTCTGGATTTATTTTATCACGCATATTTAGGATATGTCCCTACCATCATATCGAACAACTTCGGTCCGTTCGTATATGCGGCATACCTCTTCCTAATTTCTTATTTGTTAGCGCTCATCCGTCGTCCAATCATGTTCGTAGGCTCCCAGTGCATTGCCTTCCCCTGGGTATGCCTGGCTAAGCTTGTTGGTTGGACCACTTGGTTCTTCATTACTGAAGATCCCAAATCACTGCTATACTTCTTGGCTTATGCTCCTTGGAATCCGGCTCTCTTTGTACTAGAGTTTGATTCCCATGTGAGCTGTTACCTCGTAGCAGTCCCAATCAAAGATTTGCAACCAGGGAAATCTTTTGCCCCGGACTTTGATAGGGAGGAAGAGCGCTTCACACCAGTTTTTCGTAAGTATCAGCTAGCCATTGAACAGCGATTTTTTGGATACCGAAGATACACTATAATGAGCAATGGTTTACCAGCTCAGTGGTGTCACACTCGGTACTCAACACGCTTGAATACGGTTGTGCTGTCCGAGGGCTTGTTGGCCACAGCCCTGAATCGAAAGACTATGCTTGGATCGAGAGAAACTCCGGCCACGAGCGTTGCTACAATGCTTCGTCTTCTCTCTGCTAATCCCCACTATGCTGAATTTCCCGCGTACATTGCGAGAGGTCGGTCGGTGTATCGTGACATGGCCCTGGTTTGTGGAGCCATAGTTACTCGAGATCACCTTCATGACAATCAGCATTTTTAGAACGCTTGGACCAGGGTGAGTTGTTCCTCTATGGTTACCGAATGAATGAGATAGCGCCAATCTCTTTGCCTGACTGCAAAAAGAGCTTGAGCATTTCCGAGACATCGTATCCTCGATCTCTCTGGAGAGACTTTCGTACTACACTTTCTCATTCGCTACCTTTGGTATTCACTGGAGCAACCCCTCCTCGCCCCTGTCCAAGCCATCCACCCTCTGCCGCTGCCGCTATGGTAAAGAGATTTGGGTATGAAACCCCGAAACTCAATGCTAGGGAGCGCAGAAAATTTCTCCGATTTGTAACTCTGTGGTGTCGTCACAATCTGAATTCCTTGACAGATAGTGAGATCCCTACCTTTGAAGAGTGGCTTGAAGCCACCCCCTATTCATCCGCTAGAAAAGATGAATTGACAAAGGTTTGGGACAAGCGAAACCGCAGATATTCAGCTAAAAGATTCTCAATGGTCAAATGTTTTATCAAGGACGAGACCTATGAGGAATATAAATATCCACGTTTAATAAACAGTCGCGTCGATGAGGCTAAATGCTACTTTGGACCAGTAGTTCAAGCCGTCAGTGATGAGTTGTTTTCTAGGCCTGAGTTCATCAAGACAATCCCCGTTCCGGATAGACCGAAGTTTATCCGAGACTTGTTGTTGAGCTCTGGTTTGGACGACGATTATATCTTCACTGATTACACTGCCTTCGAGGCCCACTTCATTCCTGAAGTTATGGACATCACGCAATTCGTTTTATTCAAGCATATGCTTAAAGGCACCCAACTCGAAAATGAGTGGTTGTCCAACTACCGGCGAACTATGGCTGGTACTAATCATTTGCAATTTAAATTTTTCCGGGCCAGTATTAAAGGCTGTCGAATGTCAGGTGAGATGGACACATCTCTCTCAAATGGGTTTGCTAACCTAATGTTGTTCTTGTATGTTGTCTCCAAAAAGCACGGTCGTGCAGTTGGTGTTGTTGAAGGTGATGATGGACTGTTTCGTGTTAGTCCTTCGTCCGCCGCACCTACAAAGGAAGACTTTGAACAATTAGGTTTCACTATTAAGATCGGACACACGCGAGAGCTGTCCGAAGCGAGCTTTTGTGGACAAGTTTACGACATGGATGACCTTTTGGTCGTTACCAATCCCCTGGAAGTTATAGCAAGATTAGGTTGGACATCTAAGAAATATGTAGGTGCCAGTTATACTACGCGTATGCAACTACTCCGAGCCAGAGGCTACTCTTTAGTTTATCAATATAAAGGGTGCCCACTTTTGGAAATTCTGGGCCGGAGAATCCTTCACCTTACGGAAGGTGTGCAATTGTCAGAGAGAATCTTTTTTAATATGGATTCTTGGGAGCGGGCCAAACTACGTGCGGCTACTAACGCTTCATTGCCTGACTTTTGTCCGCCTGGCCTTCGTACTCGCCAGTTAGTTGAGAAATTGTACTCGATCCCCATGGCTGAGCAATATGAACTAGAAGAACAATTTGCGAATCTGGAATTGGGCAAGTGCGTAATGCCCTGTCTGGACAGAGTTCCCAGTTCTTGGAAGGATTATTATAATGAATATTCCACTACATGGCGTTGCGACGATCCGGCTTGGTTACTTAAGCCTGAGAACAAGTTTTTGTCCCGCCTAGCCTCAGTACAAAACTGTAGGAAATTTGTAGCGTCATGCAATTGAGGGG